GCGGTTCAGTCGATCGAGGGGCCAAAGAAAAAGCAATTCCAAGACAAGTACGGGCGGTATCTTGCGATTATTTACGACGAAAAGCCAGAGAGCCCAAGAGAGATAACCAACGGGCAAAAGATCCTGACGGTCGCTCCATCTTCGCTAAACGCTCGGCTCATCAACGATGGGCTGGTTAAGGAAAGGTATTGGTAAATGAGGTACACGCTACACCACGGCGATTGCCTCGACGTACTCAAGACCCTCGAGGATTGCTCAGTCGATGCGATTGTGACGGATCCTCCTTATGGGCTGTCGTTCATGGGGAAGCGATGGGACTACGACGTACCTACCGAAGCAGTTTGGGTCGAATGCCTTCGCGTACTTAAACCAGGAGGCCACCTGTTGGCTTTTGCGGGAACAAGGACGCAGCATAGGATGGCGGTGAGGATCGAGGACGCAGGCTTTGAAATCCGCGATATGATCGCTTGGGTCTATGGGTCTGGCTTTCCCAAGTCGCTTGATGTATCGAAGGCGATCGACAAGGCGGCAGGGGCAGAGCGGGAGGTTGTGGGCGTTTCTTCCGTGACAGGTGCTCGACGGTCGCAAACTATGAACGACGGCCACAAGGGAACGCAACGCACATACCAGAACGATGAGCCAGTTATAAACAACCTAACTGCCCCCGCTACCGAAGCGGCTAAGCAATGGGAAGGATGGGGTACAGCTCTCAAGCCTGCCCTAGAGCCGATCACGTTAGCCCGCAAGCCCCTCATCGGAACCGTTGCAGCCAACGTACTCGAACACGGAACGGGCGGGCTGAATATTGATGGGTGTAGGGTGGGCGATGAAGATATGACGGCGCAGTTTGATCGAGAGTGGAATCAAGACGGGACTTTCGGCAACGGAAAGCGAGCGAGCCAGGGCAAGCTATGCGCTCCGGGCCGTTGGCCTGCTAATTTCATCCATGACAACAGCGACGAGGTGCTGGCGTTGTTAGGCGAGGCGGCTAGGTTTTACTACTCGCCTAAAGCAAGCCGCGACGACCGGGACGAAGGGTGCGGGGCGTTGGAGGTAAAAGCCGTTCATCGATACGGCCAAGGGCTAGGCGAAGGCCATGACCCAAACGCTCCCGCAATGAACCGCAACCCTCATCCAACGGTCAAACCCACCGACCTGATGCGCTACCTATGCCGACTTATCACACCGCCCGGCGGTATCGTCCTGGACCCCTTCGCGGGCTCAGGATCGACCGGCAAAGCGGCAATGGCAGAGGGCTTTCGGTTCATCGGCATTGAACGCGAAGCCGAATACATTGAGATCGCTAGGGCTAGGATTTCTGCTGAGGCTGACAAGCCAAGGCAATTGAGTTTGTTTTGATCCTTCTCAGGTCAGTTCGCCTAGGCAATGGTGCTTGCTCTTTGAACATTGCAGCAAGAGTCCGGCCAAATGAACTGGTGCGCGGTACGAGCCGGGCTGCATAACCCAATCGACCGTCGGTAGGTAAGCGGCTAATCTCCACACTGCCTACCACAGGGTCGCTCGTTCGAGAGGGCGGGCGGCTCTTTTTAAGTTTCGTGTTTCGTTCGTTTTTCACAAAGAGGAAAATCATGGATTTCAATTTCGATGTTGGCGGGTCATCCGATCCAAGCAAACTCGCAAAAGGCGATTATGCTTTTGTCTGCGATGATGCAGAGGTCAAGACTACTAGGGCTGGAAATGGGCAATACGTGAATTGCAAGTTCGTCGTTGCTGACGGGCCATGCAAAGGAAAGACCGTTTGGACGATGTTCAACATTTCCAACCCAAGCGAAACGGCTCAAAAAATAGGGCGTGAGCAATTGTCTAAACTTTGCATGGCGATCGGTTTCAAGGAAGGTGACAAGCTGACCGACACGGCGATGCTTTTGCGTAAGCCGTTCAAAGGATCGCTTGAAATCAAGCAACGCAAAGACAACGGAGAAAACTATTTCGACATCGTTAAGTTCGACAAGCTTGACGATCAAACAGCAGCAAGGATCCTGAAAGAGCAAGCCGACAGGATGCCAAGCGACAGTAGCGAAGCTCCATTTTAGTGTTGACTAGCGTTTTCACGGATCTTAAATTGTGTTTGCCTTCGTGACGGTCGGCAAAAAAGAAAACCAAAATAGCCTCGCCGGTGCTCTTCTGCGCATCAATTGCGCGTCGACCGTCACTCCACCGGCGGGGCTTTTTCAAACAGGACGGTTGAAAATGAAATTACACTGGTATCAAGAAGAAGCGGTACGCCAGACATGGCGATGGCTCAAAGAAAAGCAAGGCAATCCTTGCATTGTATTGCCAACAGGAGCTGGCAAGACATTCGTTATGGCTCAGATGATCGCCGACTCGATCAATCAAGGCAAGCGGGTAATCATGGCGACACACGCAAGCGAGCTGCTCTCGCAGCTAGAGGAAAAGCTAGTTGGCTTCGGGCTCGAGCCTCGGGTCGGAATGTACTCGGCTGGAAAGGATCGCTACGAAACCGGAAAAGCGGTTATCCTCGGTAGCATTCAGTCGATCTACAACAAGACAGAGTTGTTTGGGCATCGAGATTTAATGTTTGTCGATGAGGCTCATCGAATTAACCCTCGGTCAGAATCGACGCAATACGGCCAAATGTTCCAAGGCTTTCCATCGGCAAGGATCATCGGGCTTACGGCTACTCCATACCGATTGGGCTCAAGCTGGATTTGCGACTCCGACGCATGGCTAAACGAAATCAGCTACGAGGTTTCGGTTACTGAATTGATCGCAGGCGGTTTCTTGTGTCAGCTTCGCAGCAAGTGGCTAAACGGCATCGACAGCCAGGCATTAAGCGTATCATCTACCGGCGATTTTGCCGAAAGCGAAATGCAAGATGCTTTCATGGCGAAGCTTTCGCAGATCGTGCAAGATATGTACGCTCGATGCAAAGACCGGCGAAGCGTGATCGTATTTGCGGCTGGTGTCAAGCAAGCCTACGCAGTCCAGAAGATTCTATATGATTCGTTTGGCGATGCTTGCTGCGAGGTTGTCACAGGCGAAACGAGCGAAGCAGAACGCAAAGACATCTTCGATGACTTCCGGTTTGGTGGCCTTAAATACTTGGTCAATTGCAATTGCTTGACCGAAGGATTCGACGCTCGAAACGTGGATTGCGTTGTCTTGCAACGAGCAACGATCAGCCCAGGACTCTACTACCAAATGGCTGGTCGAGGTCTTAGGACGCACGAAACCAAAAGCGATTGCTTGGTTCTCGACTATGGCGAAAACATCGCAAGACACGGGCCTATAGATGCTATCGATCCAGGCAGGCGGAAGCGTGGCAAGACAAAAGCACTGGAAGCACCTGTAAAGCAATGTCCGAATTGCATGGAAGCAATAGCAATCCAATGCAAAATCTGTCCGCATTGCGATTACATTTTTGAGACTGAGCAAGCAATCAAAATCTCCGACAAGCCGTCCAGCGAATCGATTTTGAGCGACGGCGAAGAAAAAGACGAACTGGAGTTTGTGCCTGTCAAATACGTCGAGGTTACATTGCACTCAAAGAAAGGCACTTACGGAGGCGGTCAAAGATCGATCAGGATCACCTACTACGGTTACTCGACAATGGCTCCACTGATAAGCCAATGGATCAACTGCGAGCATGAGGGTTTTGCAAGGATCAAGGCCGAGCAATGGTGGCTGAAATTCAAAACCGGCAAGCCATGCCCGGCTAACGCCGAAGATGGCGTTGAGATTTTGAATCAGCACTTTGCACTGAATCCTTTAGCGATCCCATCGGCGGTCAAGTTCGGGCCACAAAAGAAGGATCCGAAGTGGGATGAAGTAAAATCGATTTCGTTCGCTAAGAAGTATAGAGCATTCGTTGGCAATCCGTTTGCCGAAGCGGAGGTGCAAATTGACCTATAACCTCAAAGACTTCGCCCAGTGGGTGACTTGGAAAGCTATCGACGGAAAGAAGTCGTTTGCAACTTCCGATGGCAAAGCGGCCAAGTCAAACGATCCATCGACTTGGAGCTCGTTCGATGCAATCGAAAGCCTCGGGAATCACTGCTTTGTTTTCTCGGCGGAGGATCCTTTTTTCGGTATCGATTTGGACGACTGCATACATGACGGCAAGTTATCGGCAACGGCTCAAAAGCTTGTTGATATGTTTGATGGCAAAGCATCGATCGAGGTGAGCCAAAGCGGAACAGGCTTGCACATTACCGGCGCGGGCAGAAAACCGAGCGAACGAAGTCTCTACACGATCGACAGCCAGAGAGTCGAGGTCTACGATTCCAAGCGGTTTTGGATTGTCACATGGCAACCGCTAGACCCGTCGAGCGAAAACAGCATTCACGATTGCCAAAACGAGCTTGATGCGGCGATCGCTTGGATGGAATCATTTGACTCCAAGAAGCAACCGCAAAAGAAAGATCCGCTAAAGCCTGCCTTGATTTCTAGTTCAACCGATCTAGAGAACAGAGCAAGAGCGTATCTTGCCAAGGTTCCGGTTCCGATGCGAGGGGAACGAAACAACGGGATATTCAAGGCTTGCGGACATTTGCATTCATTACGGGACGAGATCGGCGGAAAGCTTAGCGTCGATCAAGTGGCGACTTTAGCTCAAGAATGGTACGGCACTTCGGATCCAGAAGTCGATTTTGATTACATCCACCAGCGAGCCAGAACGAGCGAGGTTTGCGGGACTCCAAGAGCCCCAAAGGTGATCGAGACTGGGTACCGACCGCTCGAGCCATTCGAGTTCATCGAGATTGATTTGTCGGCTGAAATCGATCCGGCTGAATTTGTCGAGTCGCTCGTACCAGATCGAGGTCTAATCAAGGAGGTCTATGATTTCTACCAAGATCAGGCGATCAGCCCTAGCAGCATTATAGGGATGGCAACGGCGGTTTCGTTTGCCGAGATGCTTTTCGGCCAAAGGATCCAAAGCCAAACAGCACTGAGGACGAATGACCTAAATGTAATCCTTGGGCCTACTGGATGCGGCAAAGAGGCTTGCGAAAAGACCATAACACGGATCATGGATGCGGTCGATAATCCAGGTATGGTCATGCCTGCAGGAGTTCAGAGCGGTAACGGTTTGCTTGGCTACATGGCAGACAATCCGGTTTGCATTTGGGTCAAAGATGAATTCGGAGTCTACTTGGAGAATGTTTTTGGGAAGCGAAAGCAACCAATGGAAGCCCAGGTTGGCCGTCTACTGCTTGAGCTCTACAACAAGGCCGAAACCCGCTACAGCGGAAACGCGCACGCCAGCGGGTGCAAGAACGCCATCGATCAGCCTCATTTGGTTTTACTTGGATTAAGTACCCAAGGAACGATCTTTGATAGCCTCAGTTTCAAAGACGTTGAGAATGGGTTGATAAACCGAATAGCCTTTTGGGTGGTGACTGAAAGACCGGCTCTCAAAGAATTCCCGAAGATGGCAAGGGTGCCTGAATTGCTCCGGGCCAGAGTTAAGGGTTGGCTGGAGGTAAAGCCAATGGGACGCATCGACGGATCTCTAAACGAAAGGCCGTATCCATACGTCATCAACATGACCGAAGAGGCTTTCGCAAGGTGGAATCGACATCGAATGGCGATCCATGAAAGATCGAGCGCAGAGGACGACGGGAGGTCAAGCCTTTGGACTAGGACAGCGGCCAGGACGATGAAGTACGCCTTGGTTCACTGGGCAAGCGGTTACGATCAAGGAAAACTGAACGAGTTCCAGCAAAGCATTGAAGCGGCAAGAATCGAAATCGAAAGCGTTGAATGGGCGATCAGGCTAAGCAACTTTCTGACTCGATCGGCTTGCACATTGATCGAGAATAACACGGTCAACACGCATAAGGGCCGGGGCGAGGTGGCTATCCTCGATTTCGTTTCAAAAGCTCCTGGGTGGGTCAACCTGCGAACGATCATGAATCGAAAGCACATCTCCAAGGGCGATCTTGTTTCGGCGGCTGTCAGGCTGGAATCCGAAGGTAAGATCAAACTCGAGCAAAAGCCATACGGAAAAGGCGGCAAAGAGCAGATCCGAGTCTCAAAAATAGACTCCTAAACTTGTCGCAAAAGTTGTCGCAAAAGTTGTCGCAAAACAGATAACAGTTTTGAAAGGTAAGAAAAACAAATGCAATCCAAGACAGCATTAGCAAAAGTTTGCGACAAGTGCGACAAGTTTGCGACAACTTTGCGACAACTTCAAAACAACAAAAAACCAATAAATTCATTGATATATATATATATATATACAGAAGTTGTAGCAACTTGTAGCCTTTGGGGTGTACCTGTCCTTTTGGGATCCTTTTGGGCTCTTTGGGTGAATCTGTCTGTCTCTCCCTATATCGCGACAACTTTTTATGCGACAACCGCGACAACTTCACCAAAAGGAGGTAGTCTGAAATGAAACTTTCCGAATACTTTGCCAACATCGAGGATTTGAAGGAAGAAAACAAAGACCTTCGCAAGCAGCTTGAGCGAACGAGCCGAAAGCTGACCGAATCTCAGGCAAGAATCAAAGAGTTATTCGACGCACTCCGAGCCGTCGTCAAGTCGGATCATCCAGCGTTAAGGAGGAAGAAATGAAAGTCGGCGATAAAGTTTGGGTGTTGTGCGAAGTTGTCGAAGGGGCTTATCGAGGCTGTATCGAGTGCAAAAATGGGTCAGTGTGTTTCCGTCCATTAGTCAGCGAAGTAAGACCCGTCGAGCCCGAAGCGGTTGAGCAACCTACCAGCGATCCGGTCAACCCATCGCACTACAAGCAATTACCGGCTGAGACGATCGACATCATCGAAGCAGCAATTGTCAAGGCACCAAACAACAAAGCGGCTGGATTGCATTGGCAAGTACTCAAGTACGGTTTGCGATGCTGGTTCAAAAACGGCATCGAGGATCTTAAAAAGGCTCGTTGGTATCTCGATCGGTTGATCCAAGAGGAGGAGTCGAAGTGAGCAAGCCAACGATCAGTTTTAGCGGTATGACGTTTGACCTTGATGATATCCACAATCATTCAATCCAGATGCCTGGTTTGAATACGGTTGAATTCGACATCAACAAGATCAAGCATGCCGAAATTGCGGTTGAGTTTAAGTGGGAACCGCACAATATCTTCAAAGCAGGTCAAGTTGTTCGGATCGAAGGCCATTTGTGCAAGGTGGTTTCGGTCGCAAAAGATGGATCGATTACTCTTGAGAAGGTCGAGGAAGCAAAGTGAAAATTTTCATCCCAGGCGAGCCGGTGGCGCAACCACGGCCAAAGGTTTCGACGAAGAACGGCTTTCCGAGGGCCTACACAGAACAAGACCATCCCATCCATGCGTACAAGCAAGCAATCAGGCTAGCCTATGTCAACGCAGGCGGCGAGGTAATCGAGGGGCCGGTTTCGATTCGGATCTTTTGTTGGTTCGAGCGACCTAAGGGCCACAGCAAGAAGCGACGGCAACAGACAGAGCCAAAGACAACAAAGCCCGATTTAGACAATGTTGGAAAAGCAATTCTCGATGCGCTGAACAAAGTTGCTTACATCGACGATGGACAGGTCTACCGGCTGACTGTAGAAAAGTGGTACGTTGGGCCAGAGGATCAAGTCGGAACATGGATCGAGGTGACCCAATGACGCAACGCAAAAACATCTCGCAACCGCCGAACTTTTGGGACGTTATCGATCGCGCAGCAATCGAGCGAAAGACCACCAAGAGCCGATTGATTTTTGACGCTCTAAACGCTTTCCTTGGGCTTGATATGGAGCGAAAGAGGCAACCACGGACGAAAGTAGCCAAGAAAAAAAAGACGCGTCCAAAGCGAAATTAAGGCCGTTGCTTGCAATTTCCGGCGGTCAAGCCTAAAATGCGGGAAAGGAGTCAAAATTATGAACTGGATTTCGTCTTTGAGTTCCAAGCGGACACAAGTTGCCTTGGTGGTTGCTTTGCCGGCTCTAGTTGAGATTATGCAGGCGTTGTTTGCTAGGGCGCCATTACCCATGAATTCCGTTTACATCCTGTTGGGTGCTACTGGTCTTTGGTCGGTGTCAGATTCGATCAGGCCGACTGTCAAGCCAGCGGACGCGGCGGATTTCGCCCAATTGCAAAAGATCCTCGATGATTTGCAAGCCAATCTTAAAAAAGCTAACGAGGTGACCAAGTGAATCGCGTAAAATTTGCCGACAGGCTCAAGGCACGTCGAGCGGCTCGGGAAATTTGGATTGCTAGCAAGACCGACGCTAGCCTTGCAAAGCTTGTAAAGCAGGCGGTTGGCGGCGATGAGGACGCGCAAAAGCTTCTCTTTGCGACTCACCCAGAAATGCCAGTCGGCATCGATCCGGCAACGCTGTTTTTGCTCATCCAGATCGCTCTCAAGCTCTGGCTCTGGTGGCAATCGCAGAAGGTCGAGAATCCTTCGGAGGATGTTGCTCTTGGCGAGCCCTTCGATTCGACAGTCAGCGACGACGATAACGACTAAGCCTAGATCGCAACGACTACCTACTAACCTTCAATCCTTACAAGCGGGTTAGTCGGAGCGAGACGGGCGATACACAAGGATGGATGATGGCGGAAGCGAAAAAAGAAAATTGGGTGCCTTGGATCGTCGCTGCAGTCGCGGTCTTTGCGTTGTTGCGAAATCAGCAACCGCAACCGGACAAGCCACAGCCGAAGGAGCTCAAGGCGGTCGTCTCTCAGACGTTGCCATCCATCCGATCGGCCTACAAGCAAGCGTTCCTTGAGGCAGCATCAAAGATCGAATCGGGCGAGATCAAAGATCAAGAGCAATGGACGAAGTTTATTGCCGATAATGCAGGGGCTAAGCAACGTGAGGCCTTGGATCGAGTCTATGAAGCGATTGACAAGCTCGATCTGCCTGCAAGCTTCGCGGGCAAAGAATCTGAGATAGCCAAGATCAATCGTGAAATAGCGGGGGCTTGGTAATGAGTGATTTCTTCACAGGCTATGATCCAACCATCGAGAATCGAGACGCGATCAAAGCAGGCTCGACCGAAATTGCTTTCACGATGCGAGACTTCGCAGCTCCCGAAGAGATCGATCCTCGGCCATTGATGCGACACGACAAGCAGGGCAACATGGGATCCTGCCAAGGATTCTCATTGACCAATGCTTGCGAGTACGTTTGGGCTCTTGTGCATGGCTCGTTTAGTCCAGATCGTCAGCTATCGCAGTTGTTTGCCTACTTGGAGTCACAAAGACAAAGCCAAGGTCTACTCGGTCGCGACGCAGGATCCACCATCGAAGCAGGCTTGAAGGTCGCAACGTCGATCGGGATGCTTCCCGAGAAAGACCTGCCGTACTCAACGCCATATCCAAACAACGCTCGGACGCTGATTACCGATGACATGAGGATGAAAGCTTTCCCGTATCGGATAGGTTCGCATACTTGGCTCGATTCTTACGATGCCATCTTCCGATACCTTGCAAGCGGTGTAGGTGCAGTTCATACCGGGACGCTCTGGAATGATAGTTTCTACAGTCGAAACGGTGTTTTGGAGTCGGTCAGTCTCGGTCGCGGTGGCGGTCATGCTACGGCATGGCTTGGCTACAGCAAACGCAAAGACAGCAAGAACCGCAACTACATTTGGCGGCTCAACAGCCACAACGATTCTTGGACTGAGATTGCTCCATCGGTAATCGATGCTCTCTGTCGGCATCAGTGGACATCGATTGTGGGCGTGTCGGATCTTTCAACGCCTGGGCCACGCAAAGTATCTTGGATGCAGTCGAGGCCACTTGGATGAACCTCAGCAACGGAGAAAAAGGGATGTTTGCCTTGATCGGTCTTTGTTTATTCAGTTGGTTCTTTGGATCGAGCCCCAAGCCCGATCCAACTCAATGCGACATTCCATCGAGCGACATTGCTGAAAAGGTCGCAACTGTTCGAGATTCTCTAACAGTTCAACCCGCTCCGATCGAAGATCCCAAGCCTATTCCGAGCCCATCAGACAAGCCATTGAAGATCGAGGTTTTGGTATTCGTCTCCAAAAATTGCCCCCCTTGCGAAAAGTGGAAGCGATGTGAGATGCAGAAATTCTTGGATGCGGGATGGCAAGTCGGTATTGTTGAGGATCATCCGTTTCCAATCACTCCGAGATTCGAGGTCTCCAAGGGATCGGAGCGTAAAGAGCACGTTGGCT